GTATGGCGATGGTGCTAAGGCATTGGCACAGCAACGTGAAGCGTTGGCGCAGCGGAATAGAGAGTTAAGATTGTCGGCAAAAGAAGAACTTGCCGCTGCTGGTAGCCTTGACAAACTTGGCGCACAGCTTACACGATTGCGAACGCAGTATTCGGCGTTGAACAAAGAGCAACGGAATAGTCAATTTGGAAAGGATTTAAAAAAACAAATACAAACATTAGGCGGAGAATTTGACAGCAGCAATAAAAGCATTGGTCGCTTTTTTCAAAACATTGGAAATTATCCCGTAGTAAAGACAATGACGAGTGCGCTTGACAGTCTTGGCATTGCGCTTGGTGCCGCTAAATTGGCGCAGGCGGGTTTCAATAAATTAGTTTCCGCTACTGATACAATAGGCGATAAATATGTTATCGTCAAAACGCAAATGAAGTTTGCGACTGAACAGTTTTTCCGTTCGCTTGTAACGGGTAATTTTGATAACTTTATTCAAGGCATTTCAGATGCCGCAGAAGCTGGGAAAAAGTATGCAGAGCAAATGGATAGATTAGGCGATTTGCAGCTTGCAGTAAATACGAAAGTTTCGGAGCTGAATGTACTTGCAGCGGAGCAACGAAAGATAATGAGAGACACAGGCAGAGAAGACGACGAAAGACTTGCTGCTGCTGTTGAATATGATAACATACAAAAGCAGATTTTAGAGAAGAAAAAACACATTGATGAAATAAATTTAAAGTATTTCAAAGGCAAACATAAAATGGTATTCAGAATTTATGGGCGGGTTAAATCAGAACAAAAAACAATATTCTTTGATAGCTAATTATGGATAAAAATTTAAGAATGTCATTAATCGGAAAGTGGTTCGAAATGACTAAGCCCAGAATAAAAAAAGAGGATTATCGTGATGTCACTCCTTATTGGTGTAATAGGTTTTTACTCCATAATGGAAAATCAATGCCTAAAATATGGTGGTATTATAATTTCTTTCAAGGAAGATCAATGCAGAAAACTATAATTTCATTAAAAGGAAACACATCTTTTAAAATATTTAAATCTAACATTATGACATTGGGTTATCCAAAATCAGGAGATACTGAAAAGATTTTAAAACTAGAACACGCAGGAATCGAAATCAGAACTGGGAATACAGAGTGGGGAGCGGAGCCAGGTAAATTGTATTTTGTAATTAAACATGGAGAGATTATTAACAAATAAAATAAATAAAAATGAGTAAATTAAGCGAAAGCCAAAAAGAAGAGGTTAAGGAAATGATTGCATTCAAAATGGTTTTGAATGTGGAAAAAGTATTGGATTCATCCAAGATGCAGGATATAGGCGCAGACAGTTTGGATGTGGTAGATATTGTTATGGGTTTGGAATCAAAATTTGACATTTCAATTCCGGATGAAGATCACGATGATATTACGGATGTTGCTAGTCTTTATGAAATTGTTGAACGTTATATTTATTAGTCTATGAGCTTTACAAGCGTGGAATTTTTAAGTTGAATTAATTTTAAATAAATAGTTATGAGTAAAAAAGTTGAGGTTAAAAATTTTGAACTACAAAAAGTAAAGTTCAATGCTAAAAATGGTCTGATTATCGAATACTTTGATATTGACCGTCCTAATGATGGATGGACAGTTGATAGTGATAGTAAGCCAAGCGAAGATTATCTAAATGCCTTAAATGAGATGAAAGAGGTTTTAGCTTATTCCCTTGGATATAATAATGGCTGGGACTATCTGAGAGACAACAATCGAAAAAATGAGGAAGTTCTTAAAAAATCTATTTTATCATGGAAAGAAGAAATCGAAAGATGTGTTGTTACTGGATTGTCGGTTGTTGGAGTTGGAGATTCAAAAGGAATCAAAATTTCAGGTTCACGAAAAACTGATTTAGGAGTTGTTGGGCTTTGTTCACCAATTATCCGTTTTGATTCTGTGGTAATAAATTCTATGGATGAGGAAATCATGATTGGGGATTTGGCAGAAACAGCCTTTGTGAAAATTCAATTGGAAATTTGGAGTTTTATTTTTGCGGGTAAAAGAGGTGGAGAATTTAACTTTCCAGAAGCGGAAAAGCCTGTTAGTGGTTTGAACATTACAAAGCTTGAAAAAGTTGGGTAACTACAAAATGAAAACTTGCAAATGCGGGATAGAATTCAAACAGTATAATTCACTGAATGCTTACTGTTCCGCTGCTTGTAAGTTCAAATACGCAAAGCCTGTAAATATTAAATTAAAGGCTATGAAACCAATTCCTAAAGTTTCTGATAAGCGTAAAATTGAGAATGCAAGATATTCTGTTTTAAGGATTGAATTTTTAGGTAAAAAAGAAAATCAGATTTGTCCAATTACAGGATGGCCTACCACAGACATTCACCATAAAAAAGGACGCATAGGTGATTTGTTTTTAGATACAAGATATTGGGTTGCATTGTCAAGAGAAGGACATCAGCACGTTGAGGATAATCCCGAATGGGCCAAAGAAAATGGATATAGTTTGGATAGGTTAAGTAAATAATAAAATATGGAAGCAAAAAAACATAATATTTTAAGTTTATTCAATGGATTTGGATGTGTTTGGATTGCAATGGATATGGCAGGTCATAAAGTTGGCAAACGATATTCGTCTGAAATAGAAAAATATCCTAATCATGCAAATGATTCTCTTTATCCGGACACAGAACAAATAGGAGATGTAAGGAATGTAGATGTTTCAAAATTGGAGCATATTGATTTCTTGGCTGGTGGAAGTCCTTGCTTTGTTGCAGGAACAAAGGTTATTACTAAACACTCAATAAAATCAATACAGGATATTGAAATTGGGGATGAAGTTTTAACCCATAAAAACAAATTCAGAAAAGTATTGAATGTTGGAGGGAAAGAATTAGAGCCTACAATCTCATTGAGAGCGCAAGGAATATTAGAAACGACAACAACAAAAGAACATCCTTACTATGTTAGGACTGCGAAAAGGATTTGGAATAATTCCAAAAGAACAAGTGAAAGGTTTTTTTCTGAACCAATTTGGAAGAAAGCGAGTGAATTAATAAAAGGAGATTTTATAGGTGTTCCGATAATAAATACTTCTGAAAACACATTGAATATTACAAAAGAAGAAGCGTTTATAATTGGGAGGTATATTGCAGACGGACATACAAGAAAAGATTTTAGAACTTCTGACAATAGACCAAAAGACAGACACTGGCAGGTTATATTGTCAATAGGAGTTGATAAATTAGATTTGTTTAAGAATGAAATAAAAGAGAATAATTATTCTTGCTATCCTCATACAGAATCTGTTTACAGGATTGTTTTTTCAAACAAAAGATTGGTGGAAATTGTAGAGTCAAATTGTGGAGTTGGTGCAATAAACAAATTTTTATCAATGAATCTTTTAAATTTACCTGCAGAAACATTAAAAAGTGTTTTGGATGGGTATTTTAGTGGTGATGGATGTTTGATAAATGGGGTGTATTCTGCAAATACAATAAGTCCTATTTTAATGCCAAATTTATCTTTAGCAATTTCAAAAGTATATAGAGTTGGTTGTAATTTGAGTTTTCATAAAGTGAAGCCTACTACTCTAATTCAAGGAAGAACAGTTAATCAAAACGACACTTATTTATTGAGTTTTCAAAAAGAAGTTAAAAAGCAAAGTAATTATAAGATTATTGATGATATTGTTTGGTATCCTGTAAAAAGCGTTAAAGAAACAGGGTTATTTGAACAAGTTTACAATTTAGAAGTAGAAGTTGATAATAGTTATACAGCGAATAACGCAATAGTCCATAATTGCCAAAGTTTCAGTTTTGCAGGAAAGAGAAAAGGAATGGCGACCAAGTGTGAAATTGAAATTTTATCATTAGAACATTACCTTGAATTGAAAGAGCAAAATTTTGAGTTTGAAGGACAATCTTATTTGTTTTGGGAGTACATTCGCATTCTAACGGATATTCGCAAATACAACCCTGATGTTAAATTTCTTTTGGAAAACGTGATAATGGGTGCCAAGTGGCAAAAAGTGATAACACAAGCCATAGGAATCAACCCTATTCGTATTAATGCTGCTTTAGTTTCGGCACAGAACAGGGATAGATTATTTTGGACCAATATTTATACGGAACAACAAGGTTTATTCGGAGATTTGAAATGTATGATTCCACAGCCAAAAGACCAGGGAATTTTATTGAAAGATGTTTTGGAAACTTTTGAAACTTCAAACTACGAAACAGAAGAGGAGTTTGATGCTTATATGAAAAAGTATTTCCTTAGTGATAAGATGATGGTTTGGTTAAATAAACATGCAGAAAAAAGAGGATCTGTTTTTAAACAATTAGATGGTTTTCAGAAAGCAAGTACCATAACATGTACAGAAGCAAAACAAAATTTAAGTAATGACTATATTGTTCACAACACAATGCCCCGAAGTTCAACTACAGGCAAAGGAGGTACAGGGCATCTGTCCAGGACAGATGGGAAGACTTATTGTTTAGACACTGGAAATACTAATGCTATCGAAGTTAATATAGTTGCAATGCGAGGGAGAAATCCTGATAATCCTAAGAGCCGTAAATCAGGTTTAGCAACTGAACAGCAATTGGAACCTAGGTACGATGGTAAGACAAATTGTCTTACAAGTGTTCAAAAAGATAATTTGGTAATGGGTTGTGATTATAGAACTGATGAGGGATTGCGTATTAGAGAAAATGGCAAATCAGGAACATTAGCAGCTAGAGCAAGAAACGATGAAAGTTGCGGTCAATTAGCCATGATTAACAAAACCATTCGAAGATTGACTCCAAGAGAATGCGGCCGGCTTCAATCGGTTCCAGAAGATAAGTTGGATGTACTTTTGAATTGTGGAATTAGTGATACTCAACTCTATAAAATGTTTGGGAACGGTTGGAATATCAAAGTAATAAGTCATATATTAAAATATTTATAATTAAAAACAAAAGCAATGAACAGATTAGAAATAATAGGGCATATTGGAAATGATGCCGAGATAAAAGATTTGGGTACAAATCAAGTAATTAATTTTTCGGTTGCAGTTTCAGAATCGTACACGAACAAGCAAAACGAAAAAATTACAAGTACAATGTGGTTTGAGTGTGCTAAATGGGGAAACAATACGGCTGTAGCACAATATTTAAAAAAGGGTACACAAGTATATGTTAGTGGTAAACCAAGCAACAGGGGTTGGGTAAATGAGCAAGGCGAAGCAAAAATAGTAAACGGAATAACTGTTTTTGATATTCAGTTGTTGGGATCTAAAACGGAATCTACACAAAGCAACGCTACTGCTCCCGCACAAACGCAAAATAATCCTCAGCAGTACGCTCCGGCAAGTAATGTAAATGAAGAGGAAGAATCTGATCTGCCATTTTAATCTAATTTTCAGAAAATTTATAAGCTATCCAAATATGGGTAGCTTTTTTGTTTACAACAAAAGTGTAAATAAACCTAAATAAAAGTTTGTTTGTTAAATAACTTTTGTTTATGTTTGTGGGATATTAATTTAAAAATGTAATTATGAGTCAAAAAGAGATTGAAAACGATGTTCCTGATGTTTATTTAGATTTCAATGGAACGATTTCTATTTTAAGGAAAAGAGGAGTTGAGGTTAATTTAGGTTCGACTGCCAAGGAGTTGGGATATTCCGAACAGGGATTTATAAAGTTGCGAAACAATACGCCCAAGGTGATTTCAGTTATCCATCGATATTTGAATGATAATATGTTGGAGTTCGATGATTTGGTAAAAGTTCGTGAAAAAAAGTAGTTATGAGCATCTTTGAATCCCTACAGAAGAAACGGTCTGATGGTTATCCTAAAGTTAGGGAAATTACAGCTAAGGAAAAGTTTAAGTCGGATAGGAAAGACCCTAATTATGATAAGCCGTATTCTTCTTTAGAAAAGGAGTATTAATAAAAAAAACAAATATTATGAAAAAAAGTATTGCAATTATTGTTATTTATGGCGCAATTATTATTGGCGGATTAGTTGGAGAGGTTAAGTGTATTGTAAAAATGTGTTATTGTAATTGGGAACCAGTTGGAAAAGCAGAAGTTATTTATACGGCAGCTACTTGTACAGGGTTAGGATGTATCGTAGGATGGATTGATATTCAGGATAAGTAGTTAAAACAAAAAACAATAAGTAAATTTTAAAACCATAGGGATATGAAAAATAAAGATATTAAGGAAATTGAGGTTATCGAAGCGGAGCCAATTAACGTGCTAGAGACAATAAAAGTATCGGCATTAATCGATGTTTCTAGTTGGAAAGAAAAGCAGTTGAAATTAGTTGCTGAGAATCCGTTTTTTGAGATTACAGATAACAAAACTTATGAGGCAGGTAAGAAGCACCGAACTAATGTTGTTAAGGGGCGTACAGAGCTTCAAAATCAGGACAAATTAGTTGCTTCAAAATTTGCTACCATTCGAAAAGAAGTTGGTGCCGAAACTGCTACATTGATTGAGATTACGCAGCCCTTGGAGGACAAATGGCAAGAAGAAGTTAAGGCTTGGGAGGATAGAAAGGCTAATGAGAAAAAATTAGCAGAAGAGGCTGAGGCGTTACGTATAAAGATAATCAATGACAAAATTGATGAGATTGAAACTTCCTGCTATGAGATAATCCAGAAAATGACTTTCTCAGAAATTGATTTTGCCAAAACACAATTGTTTGCATTTTTTACCATTGATTTTAATTTCGAGGAATATGACATTTTGTTTGACCAAGCAAAATCAAGAATAGAGGTTTCTTTGGAAAACAAGATTGCTTCCCTTACTGAATCTGAAAATCAGCGTTTGGATAATATTCGTTTGGAAGAGGAATCCAAAGAATTAAAACGCCTTGCTGATTTACAGGCTGAAAGGCTTACTGCAATAATGCCTTACGTGGCTTTCGGGCAGGCTGTAGATTTGACCAAATTGTCAGAATTAACTAAAGATGAGTGGGAACTTGTTTTTGGTGCTAAAAAATCTTTATTTGATGCTGATGTAAAAGAGAAGCAGGAAGCTCAGGAAAAACTTGATGCTGAAAATTTGGAGAAAGAAAACAAAGCCAAAGCGGATAAGGAAAATGTTTTCGATATTCGTAAAGGGAGGCTTGCTGAAATTGGATTTAATTTTGCTCCTTTTCAGGGATTTAATCATCCAGAATTTTTAGAAATAAAAGTTAATTCTGAAAAGGTTTTTGAAGCCGACTGTATTGACTTTGAAACAATCATTACTGATGCAAAATTGGCTATTGAAAAAGCTAAGTCTGATGCGGAAGAAGCTAAGAAGCAAAAGGCTATTGATTTAAAGTTAGCTGAGAAAGATGCAGCGAAGTTGAAATCCGAAAACAAGGCAAGGATTAAAAAGTTTGCTTCGGATAAAAAGCATCTTTTAGGAGTAATTAACTCGATAAGCTTTAAGTATAATGCTTTTGCTTTGGAAAATAAAGAAAGCCAAGACTTCTTGGAAACTATTCTTAATCGAATTTCAAAATTAGAAGAAGAATTATTAACTGAATTAGAAAAACTTTAGATTATGGGATTATTTGATAATAAAAAAGAGGAAATTAAAGAAGAGGTTGTCGCAAATGCTTATTCTTTTTTGTCAAGAGAGAGAATCCCTTTATTTGAATCTACAAGGAGTTTACTTTATGAGGCTGAGTCTCATTACATAAATGAAGAGTTTCTATTGTGTGATGATATTTTGGCAGTAGTTGTAAAGCACATTAAGCGAAATAAAATAGTAGAAGCTTCTGAAATTCATAGGGATGTAAGTGTTAGTATAAGTCCTAAAACATCAACTAGAGATACAAACGATAATCAAAACAAAGAGTAATTATGTCAGTAATAGAGATAAGGCCAGTTGTAAGTGGTCAAAGTAAAGCGGTTATTGGTATAGCGGGACAGTCGGGAGATGGAAAAACATTGACAGCCTTGTATGTAGCTAGAGGTATGGTAAATCATCCGTCAGAAATTGGTTTTTTAGATGCTGAAAACAAAAGAGGTTCATTGTATGCAAATGTATTGGATGGACAATTTATGATTGGAGATTTATACCCTCCTTTTTCTCCATCGAGATATGCTACTGCCATTAAACAGTTTCAGGATGCAGGAATAAAGGTTTTGGTAATTGATTCTGTAACTCATGAATGGGAAGGTGATGGAGGTTGTGATGATATTGCCAACGCTCCAAAAGCTGATGGAAGTCCTCGAAAAATAGCTAATTGGGTTGGAGCCAAAAGAGAGCATAAAAAATTCATGAATGTTCTTTTACAATCTGATATGGATATTATTTGTTGTATTCGTGCAAGGGAAAAAACAGATTTTAAAATCATAGACAAACCTGTTTCTTTGGGAATTTTACCTATATGCGAGAAAAATTTCATGTTTGAAATGACCGCTTCCATTATGATGGCTGACCAAGGTAAAGCTCAGAAACATTTGAAAATGCCTTTATTTTTGAAAGAGGCTTTTGGGGCAGGAAATGATTATATTGGAATTGAAACAGGAAAGAAAATCAGAAAATGGCTTGACCAAGGAGAGAAGGAAGATCCTGAAATTGCAAGGATAAAATCTGAGGCTTTGCTTACTTGTGAGAAAGGTGTTGCTGCCCTTACTACTCTTTGGAGATCATTGACTAAGGAACAACAAAAAAATATTAAGTTGATTAGTCATTTTGCTTTATGCGTAGAAAGTGCCAAAGCTTATGATGCTCAAAATTTAGAACCAGAAGAAGAAAATGTTTTGGAAAACATTAAGGTTTTGTTTAGGGAATTAGAGTCTAAAATTGAAGCAGGAGATTGTATGGTTATCCAATCCGTAATTGATAATAAAAAAACTGCTGAATATGATAAAATCATTTACCAACTTAAAAAGCTGAAAAATGAACAACAAGGCAAATAGGGTAGCTAGGCTAACAAGTAGTAAAGCTTCTTTGTTTATGGTTCCTGGAAATGGTGAATATGGGTTTGGAGTAGGTGCTATAACTTATATAAACAACAAGAAAAAGGAATTGGAATATGGCAGGGGAATAACCCTGCCTGTTTACAAAGATGATATTCTTTGGGGCAAACTTTGGGAAGTTTGGGTGCATTGGCAATTGGGTTCAGAATATGAGTTAATAATTGACCAAACTACTATACACCCTAAATATTCATTTTGGAGTGGGTCCCAAGACTTCAATATAAAAATTGAAGGAAAAGGTATTTCTGAATTGAAGTCTTATCAAATGTCTAACCACTTTGATTATGTAAAATGTTTGGAAGAAAAAAGCATTTCCTTACTTAAAAAGCAATATGCTGATGAGTATTGGCAAATTACATCAAATTGTTGTATTAACAATGCCAAGTATGGAGAAGCAATTGCCTTTCTTCCTACAGAGGAAAATCTTATTGAAATGAGGGATATGTTAGAAAATTCAGATTATGTTGAAAAGCATTTAAAAGATGATCCTAACAAGTATAAGCGTTTTTGGGATAAAGATTTGTATGATTTAAGTTTTATTCCAAAACATTCTGACTTTCCAAGTATGGTAAAGTTTAGATTTGAAGTCCCTATTGAAGATAAAATTGCTTTGACAGGTAAGATGATTAAAGCCGGAAAACTTTTATTAGGATAGCCTATGAGTAGATTTAATTGTAAAGTAGTAGCGGCAACGCCAATTTCTATTGAAAAAGTAAAAAACTCTTATTTTCTGTTTTACTGTATTAGAAATAAAACTAAAATAGTTGAGATTAATGAACTTTTATTAAATGAGTTTTTGATTAATTATTATTATCATTATCATGTTTATGCTAAAAATTCAACCGTTGATATTCTTTATAATATTCATTCAAAAAAAACAATTAAATGGATAAACACATAGAAACAAAAGAGGAGGCTTTGAAGCGAGTTCGACAAGCTAACAAAGAGGACTATTGCAAGATATTCAACTTTGCTACAGAATGGGTTAAGAAGCAATTTAAAGTCTTCAATGCGAATGATTTTAAAAAGGCTTATTTGGAACAACATGAAATGCCACAGCAGGTAAATTTGTTTGGAGCCGTGTTCAGCAATTTAGCGAGGGAGAAAATGATTTTCCTGCAGGGAGCCGTTAATTCTACAACTCCTGAAAGCAAAGGATGTTTGATTAGGACGTGGATAAGTCGGGAGTATAAAGAGAGGCAGAAAAACAATGCTTCTAATAAAAACAATTTAAAACTAGAGTTATAATGGAAAAAATAAAGTGCATTAGTAGAGAGTGGATAAACCCTCAAACAAGGTTTACTTCAGGGGCAGCTTCGTTCCCTAATGAGTATTATACAGTTGGACTTTGGGGAGTAGAAAACATTTCACAAAATGATCTAGGTTCTTTTAATGTTTATTTCGAAACAGGAGTAATTATATCAGTAACAGATGTTCAATATGTCGAATACTTTCCAAATGTTTAGTAGTATATTCAAAAAGAAAACCAGAGAGGAGCAAGTTGAGAAGCGCACCGAGAGTGTGTTGGCAGAATTGCTTGGAGAGGCAGAGTTTGAGTTTACGGATTTGGAAACTGTTCAGGTGCTGAATAATGTCAGGCGTAGGTTGTCTGAGCATTTGAAGAATAAAAAGGCTGATTTTAATGAATTGTCTGCAAATAACAATCAAAAGGCAAAAGAGGTGGAACATGCTTTGGAGTATATCTAATAATTAAAATAAAGTAAAATGAGTGAATTTAAACCAATAATAGAAAATGATTACAGAAGTTCTTTTTGCAACAAAATAATTCAGTTTATTGTTGATAAAAATGATTATGATATTGATTTGTCTGTAAAAGAAGCATATCCTTTATTTGAAGATTTTGAGAATATTATTAGAAATGTGTATGAACTTATTGACAATGAAATTCCTCTTTGGCGATTAAGTAATTTGTTAGATTATAAGTCAGATCACGGAAAGGATAATTATGGTTATACTAAAGAAGAATATGATTCTTTAGTTCAGGGAGCTAGAAATGCATGTGAAGTTTATTATTGTACTAAAAACGATAACTAATGAGAAAAGGACAAAAAGTAAAGGTAGTTGGGTTGCCTGATGATAAGTATAACCCAAAAGATTTGGTTGGAGAGATTGTTTCTTTGGATGGTAAATATAATCCAATAATTGTCATTATTTATAGCTTCCTCAAATGCTTTGTTTTTGGCAGTCGATTTAGTGGCATATAAACAAATTGTTTTTTCTCCTTTAGTATCAACATTCCCGTTAGGAGTTGCTGAAAATTGAAT